TCGATGTGATACCATATAGGCTCCTTTATAATATAATACTGTGTGCATATAAACCGTGAAGTCCGGTTGAAACGTGTTCTTCATAATACTAGTTGAAGGAAACCATGCAATGGTCCCTGCTCTGAAATGCATTTCATCAGGTGAGCTTAATTAACTCTCTAAAAACAGGAGGTAGGTAATACCCTACTACACAGTATTTTTAACTTTAAACTAATTAATAATATAATATGAATAAGAGATTAACATCCTGGAAAGGAGTACAAAAGGGACAAAAATTTAAGGTGATTGGGAATAGTAATTCTCATAATTACCCTATGCACACTATCTTAACTATGGCTAGAGATGGCTCTAATATGTCATCTATGGATGATGTCTGTGTTGAAATGCATGGTAATAATCTAAGTGCAAAAGATGTTGAACTTACACCAATGTGTATAAAAGATCTTGAAGCTGAGAGAGATATTATTCTCAACTATCGTAAAGGAGAATTATTGGAATTGAATACCATGATTGACTTCTGTAAGAAATATGGTCTTGAGAAGTATAATCCTAAGATGACTGATGCATTTAGAATAGTAGAGGTTACCAAAGATCAAAATATGAGTGATTTTGATAGAATGGTTGCCATCTGTAAAATTTTGGGTGAATAATCTTAATAATATAACTTAAACTAACTACTACATGAACTTTATTGCTAATTTATTCAAGAAAATCTTTGGCAAGAACAAGCCAGAGATACAGGCTGAAGTTAAGAATATAACTATACAGCCTAAGGAAAGGATTAAGAATCCAGGTATCCCTGTTTATCATCAGCATAACAACAGGAAGACTACTAGAGCTAGGAGAGTTCAGTATGTCAATATGGATAACGGTGAAATTAGAACTATATTCCATTCGTATTGATGAGAAGAATAATATCGACATTTATTTTGTCTTTAGTAGTAACAATACTGCTATGGGCCCCTAAAACATATGTACTAGAGATAGAATCAGTTGATCCTATCTCTAGTTATGATGCCTTGATTCGTGCCGTAGTTATGGTAGAATCAGGAGGAAATCTATTAGCATATAATCCAAAAGAACAAGCTACAGGTCCATTTCAAATAAGACCTATTAGATTGTTGGATTATAATATGCGTACTCATAAGAGTTACACATTAAATGATATGTATGATTATGACATATCAAAAGAGATATTCATCTACTTTGCTAAAAAGCGGGGAAAGAACTTTGAAATGATAGCTCGCAGTTGGAATGGCTCGGGGCCTAAAACCCTGGAATACTGGAAAGAAGTTAAAAAGCATATCTAAACTATGAAAAACACTACTAAAGGATCTTGGATAGCTATGTTAGTTATCCTGGTCTGTATAGCACTTAGTACACTCTTATTAGGATGTACTTGTAAGTCTAATCCTGAAACTTATCACTCTTATGTAATAACATATGGAGATGGATGTACCGTATTTACTGATACACTATACAATGTAAAAAGTACACGTGTAATTGGAGATATACCTGCATTTTACTTCTTAGATGAGAAGGTTGTTATGTATCATTTCACTAATTTTATAATTGCAGAACTATGAAAAAGACTAAAGTTTATTACATAGACAAAGAAGGATTTGCACATTATCTATATCATGATGGTGCAGGTGCATATCTTTGGAGTGAAGGTGGTTTACCATTCTTCAATGTGGAATCTGCAATCTCTTATATTCGCCAATTAGGTGAAGATGACATTCATTGTGAATTGCCACCTACTAAAGAAAGAAGGAAATCATGAGTACAGGTGTTACAATATTAGTAGCCTTCATACTAATAGTAATATTATTATTATGGGCTGTACTCTCAGATGCTGAAACACCTGAGGAGAAGGAATTTTGGACCTTCCTAATAACTACAAGTTATTTCGTAGCTAATTGTTCTGTTAATGAAAAGAACAAAAATACTATCATAAACAACTTTAAATATATAAGAGATCACCGGCTTTTTGAAAAAAGGAAGTTTATTGATAAGTTTGATGAGATATATCTAATGTACAAAAAAAGATTCTTCAATGCAAACTGAACTAAAAGATATTGTGTCTCTGTATGTGATGCAATTATGCTGTATGAAAGATGGTATTTGTATAACACGAATACTTGTAGCTAAGGAATACTTCACCAAGACTCTACCAATGTATGGTATAATCCTAAACTAACATGGAATTAGTAATTGAATATAGCAGAGGAGTAATACGCTTACTCAATTGGCAGAAGATGTCTCTTGAGGAGTTTATTACAAAATATGCTCAAGGAAAAGGTGAAATAGTAATTACTTTAGTACCTATAATACCTAATACTAATAAACTAGGAAATGGCTGACCTACTTCAAATTTTATCAGATGATACTGGTATTCCAGTGTATGAACTAGTAATAGATGAATCCTTAGGTGGACATCTTATTGACCGTTTATGTGAGATAATATTTGAATGAAAAAGACTCACAAGTATCTTATAGGCTTCCTTGCCACCTTGCTATTGACCTCCTCAGGTACATTAGCAGGTGGTTTAGGAGGCTTTATACTCTGTTTCTTAGGAGTATTTGCATGCTTTATTCTAGTTGAATTTAATTATACTAAACCTTATAAAAAACGATAGATCATCATGCGAGAACTAGTAGAATATATCATATGGGTTAGTATGGCTGCTATGGTAGCAGTACTATTTTCTATAGCAGGTATAAACTATCTGAAATATCATAAGATATTCTTTGCTATAATGTGCTTTGCTGTAATAATTATAGCATTAATACCTACGTATATAATTGTAAAAGAACTAATTAACTATTATCATGACAAAAGAAGTAAGAATAGCAACAAGTGAGGGTAGGGATCTTACCCAAGAAGGATATTTCCTTACAGAAACTCAACTCTTAGATTTATTAAGAGACTATATCGTAGATAGCCGTGCAGGCTTGGTATCTAGTTCAGAGATTTACTTGGAAGACTGGTTAAAAAATAATTAAGATGAAAGCAATATTTACATCAAAAAAGCCTGATAAGCTTGATAAGTTTCCTAAGCTTATGACAGATGCAGACCATGATTGTGTTCTTCTTGCCACCGGTAAAAGTAGTGAAGATCATATAGAAGGTGTTATAATTTGGGCTAATAAGAACTCACCAAATGATATAGGAGAGTTTGATAAGGGATGGGTAGCAAACTGCTTTACAGATCTTACTGGATCGGTATCATTATCAAATGATTAGCCATGTGCTTCATAGTCCATCCTAAGCATCCTATTGCTAAGATAGCAAAGAAGGATATAACCTGCTATAAGGTACTAAATGATAATATGTGTCCTAGACATTACTCTGTCTATCCTCCATATGTATTTGGGAAAATTAATCCTAGTATAAGGTTAGAAACACATAGCTATCTACCTGGTGTAATAGAACTGGGGTATCATTCCTTTTCTATTCAAAGGCCTGCTAGACGAATCTGTAAAGCTTTCTGGAGAGATAATCCTTTATTGGTTAGATGTATAATTCCTAAAGGAGAACTATATTATTTTAATCCAGATGATCGTGAGTATGTATCAACTAATATAATAATCAAGGAGGAAGTTAAATGAAGCAAGATATACTTCTACTATTATTACTAATAGGAGTTATCAATGTATCAATAGCAATCTTTAACAAGAATGCTTCTACTCAGTCCAGATTATTTAATTTATTTTCTGGACTCTTTGCTTTGGTAACATATTTTATTATTATGATAAAAATCATATAAATCATGAAAATACCAAGAGAACCTAGAGAGGTTACAATAGATGAAAGGGCTCACACAGAGTCTAAGAGATCAGGTATCTTTAGAAATAAAGTTACTACTGATTATGTAAGCACCCATGGTATGGTCAGAGAAGTACTGGTAGGTAGAAAGAAGCCTAAGTATTTCTTGGTAGATACCGGAGAGCCTGTAAAGGTTAGATTCTATGGAGAGATATCCAAGGATGAGTTAATGTATTATGCAGATCCTGAGATATATGAATAGGTCCTTGGATGAAAAATTGTGTAGCTCATATCCCCAGATATTTAGAGATAGAAATGGGGATATGAAGACTACAGCCATGTGCTGGGGTTTTGATTGTGGTGATGGCTGGTATTGGTTAATAGATAATCTCTGTTCTTGTATTCAAAAATACATAGATGAGAATAAGCACCTTAAGATACAACAAGTAGTAGCTACTCAAGTTAAAGAGAAATTTGGTGGTCTTAGATTCTACTACAGAGGTGGAGATAAGATAATAGATGGAATGGTTTGGTTGGCTGAGTCCCTATCTTATTCTATCTGTGAAGAATGTGGTAGTACTGAGAATGTTACTCAAAGTAAGGGTAATTGGATATATACAAGATGTGAAAAATGTAAAGGAAGCTAACATGATAAGTGAAATAGCATCTGATACAACATTAGAGGGAATTGAGAGAGAATTACTAACTCAACCCCCATTGAAACTAGGTGATCTTCCAAGAGATTATTATAAGCGTAGACGTAGACTCGAACTTATAATAGATGATATAATCTGGAAGGGTAGAGAACATCTAACTTTATATGCTCATAATGGTAAAGAGCAGTGTGACCGATATAAAAGAAGATCCCAGGGAGATTTATTTAGGATAGTTAAATATTATAGACCTGAGGTAACTTTCAAGGAATTCAGACAAGCATTGTTTAACTTAGTTAACTCTGGAAAGGTTACAACTTCCTATTGTAATAATATTAATAAAAGAGTATTCCATAAGCATTATAAGGGTTATCAACCTGCTTCTGTATATCATGATACTACAGTAGATGAATTAGGATTGACTTTGGTTCCAACAAAAGGATTAAAGTTAGTAAAAGATTGGTATAATACACCTATATATGTTCCATCAAGACAGACTTCTTATTATGCTAGATGGACTATTACTCCAGGTGTAAACTCTATTACAATAACAAGTAATAATACTTAATAATATGAGTATAAAGATAAATCCATTAACTCCATTTGAAACTGAGAGTATAACTAGTAGTACACCTCAGTGGTCTGCGAAATATAATTCAGTTATATTTGCAGATCCTGAGAAAGGTCCTGACATAGAAGAGGACGATTCTCTAGAAATAAAAGATTCTATTGAAAGACTAAGAAGTTCTGTGCATGATTATGTGGCTGGTATACCTACAATTACTTCCTCTAATCCATATAGAAAAACATCTCATGGATTTAGGATAGGAAATGCAGCCTTAGAGAGAATGAGTATCTTAGAGAAGATAAAAGCCTATGAAGCTACTAGAGATAAGAATATTATCTATAGGATGATTCTCTATGACTTCTCTAATTATATACAGACAGCAGCTGATGCTATGGGAACTATACCTCCAGCAATTATTGCTAACACTGTAGAACAAGATGTCATAGAATTTGGTTCTTCTTTAAGCAAACAGCTCAAATATTCTAAATTAAGTGATAGTAGTTTAACCTTAGTACTATCTCTTAAGGATGAGATCTTAGGTATATATAGAGATTTCATGACCAGTCTTTATGGATTTAGTAATATTGACAAGTCTAAGAAACTTAGTATCTGTGTAAATAATAAGTTTACACTTATTAAGATCCTAGAGATCTGTAGGGATAAGGGTATTACATTAGATCCTGCTATATATAATATACAAAATATTGAATTTACTACTGATAGTGCTATAGAAATATCAATATTATTAGTATATTTGCCATCTATAAATACCATGCTATATTTACAGTATGATACTGGTATAGACTATAGTGGAATGAGATCATTCTTAAATAATGTATCAGATTTACCTGATGTTGGTGAGAAATCAGAAGAAAAGGAAGAGATGATTAAGATTAATGATAAATTATATAGTAAGAAATCTTTTGAATCTCTTGTAGAGACTAACTTTGATAACTTTGTCCAGAATCTAGAAATAGATTGTTTATTGGATAAAAAGGATACCGATGCTGTTGTTGATAAGTTAAACCTACTGTAGTGCAGTATACAGTATAAACTAAATCAATGGCAAGTTTATTTTACACCTTAGATTTATTAGAAATTGGAAAACACAAGTTGAACTTAAATGAGTACCTCTCGTTGCTAAAGATTCAGCATAATGAAGAGGGCAGATCATTTCCTTATGAAATAGATCCTAGATATATTGAAAGGCTTCTAGCTGATAAGTTTATAATTGCCGAAGTAGAATTAGCTACTGGAGCACTTACTTATCATTTAGGAGAAGCAAGTATTAAGCTATTTGGAGGAGATGAAGATCTATTTGAAGAATTCTTTGCATTATTTCCAAACTCAGTAGATACTGGATTTGGAAGAAGGGCTATTTCAGCAAAAGATCCTAATAGTATTTCAGGTCGTGCAACACATGATATCTGGAAGAGGATCACTAAGAATAAGCCTGATTTGCAAAGGAAGATCATTGATGGCTTGAAACGAGAACTGAGTAATCGTAAAGCCAGTAATTCTCTTGCATATATTCAAGGGATAGATACGTGGTTGCGACAAGCAACTTGGGAGAAATGGGATGATATTCCAGATAAAAAAGATTCATCCAGCAGTTACACACAATTATAAAAAATAACTAAAAAATTTGGAAAATAGCAATATTATATGTATCTTTGTGTAGTTGAATTGTAGGGATAATATGCTATATAATAGTGTAGTAGAAGAATTACAGAATAATAAGGAGCGTAGATTAGCAGGAGATGTAATAGCCATACCTTGGTCATTACCTCGTCTGTCGTCTGTACTACCAGGAATTGAGAAGGGTAGATATAATTTAATATCTGCAAGTCCAAAGGCTGGTAAAAGTCAATTTACAGACTTTTTATATGTGTATCAACCTGTAGAGTGGATACTTAAAAATCCATCCAATATAACATTAAAGATCTTTTATTTCTCATTAGAAGTATCTAAAGAGACTAAGATCAAAGCTGCAATATGTTATAAATTATTCAATGATTATCAGATCTTAATTAGTCCTCAGAAATTAAGTTCTATATTTGCTGGATATGTCTTGGATGAGAAAATAATATCTATTCTAAATAGTCCTGAATATCTTGCTTGGTTTGCGAAGTTTGAGAGTATGGTAACGTTCTACGATACTATCAGAAGTCCAGGATCTATCTTTCATGTAGTAAAATCATATGCAGAGCATCCCAGTAATGGTAGCTATACATATAAGACTATATCTTGGCAGAATGAGGATAAAACCTATTCACCCAGGGAAGTGAAAGATAAGTATATACCAGTAAGGCCTAATGAGTATGTCATAATAATAGTAGATCATATTGGTCTATTACAGACTGCACCATTAGAAACATTGCATCAGGCTATAAGTAAATTCAGTAGTGAATATTGTCTTGAGATGAGGGATCGTTGGAGATATATTCCAACAATAGTTCAACAGCAATCGGCAGATTCTTCAAGAGCTCAGTTTAATTATCGTGGTGATACCATCATAGATAAGATAAGGCCAGATAGTGAAGGTTTGGCAGACAATAAGTATACTGCCAGAGATGTAGATCTCATGGTAAGTTTATTCTATCCAAAAAGGTATAATATAGAAACGTACGAAGATGTAGATTTAAGACGAATTGGAGATAATCATAGGGAATTTACGATTAATCTCAATAGGAATGGCATAAGTAATGCCAGTATTCAATTGTTCTTTTTAGGTTCAAGTTCATATTTCGCAGAATTCCCCCGTGGAATATCAGAATTTGATTATATAAACTATGAAAACATAATAAAGTCACAGATTTAATGGAACATAAATTTAAAATTGGTGATATTGTAGTACATAAGGCTGATTCTAGTGCATTCAAACAGTATATGCTTGTAGCTGGAGTTGGTTCTATTACTACTACAGGTGAGACACAAAATCAAGTACTTGTATCATTCATGTTGAATGGTCAACCTGTTAATGCACATATATGTGAAGAAGTACTAAAACTTAAAGGAGAGAGAGATTAGTTAATGAGTAGTACACTTGTAGGAATAGTGGGGAGTGCAGGTACTGGTAAGAGCACAAGCTTTTTCCCAGAGACTGCCTTGGGGATTGTAGGATTGGATCCTGCAAAGACTTTTGTGATCAATGTTTCAGGTAAACCTTTTCCATTCAGAGGCTGGAGGAGTACATATACTCCATTCGCAGGAAAGAAAGGCAACTATCTGAATTCAGAAGATCCAAATGTTATTTGCAGTGCCATGAAATTTGTAAGTGAGAATCGTCCGGAGATTACTAATATTGTCGTGGATGATTTTCAATACCTTCTAGCTTTTGAGTTTGTAGAGAAGGCTATGATTAAGGGATTCGACAAATTTAGCGAAATTGCAATGCATACTATGCAGGTTCTGAATACAGGACGTAGGCTTAGGGATGATATTAAGACTTTTATATTAGCTCATTCAGAGGATGTAGAAGTTGGATTTGTTGCCACTAAGAAGATTAAGACCATAGGTAGATTTCTTGATGAAAAGATAGAATTGCCAGGCTTATTCACTGTCCTGTTATATACCAAATGTTCTTGGAATGATACTGATAAGAAAATGACATATCAGTTTGTCACCAATAGGGATAATGAATATCCAGCCAAGAGTCCATATGGTATGTTCAGGGACTTATATATTCCTAATGATTTAGG